GATTAGACGGATTCATCGCAACACTAACAGAAACAACTAAGACAGGCTCTACAAACAACTACACAACTTACGATGTTGGGGCGATTAAAGATATCTTACCATCTCATCAGTTCAGTAAAGTTGTCTCACTAAAAATTGATGCGGTGAAGTTACGTGACCTTATGAAAGAGAAGAACTTCAAGAAAGAAGTTAAGGACCGTATCGAAGATGCTAAAATCTACCACGGAGCTAGCAGCCGATTCACAGTGAAACAAGGATGAGAGAGGGCTAACCCTCTCTTTTTTTTTGTATAAAAAAAAATGTTGCAATTCGTACAAGCTTATGATATTATTAATCTATAAGTTACCAAGGGGGAGTTACAAATGATTAAACATAAAGAATTAATTATTAAAGCAAAGGGTGGTGATGAATATGCAATGGAATTACTACTAGCTAAATACAACAAACTAATGTGGTCGTTGATTAATAGTCACAAAGTAAATCGTAACAACCAAGATGATGCATACCAAGAATTATCCCAATGTTTCATTAAAGTTATTCATAGTTTTGAACCTGATAGAGGTTTTGAACTAGCTACATTTCTTACTACATCAATGAAAGGTGTATTAAAAAATTTCATGAGAGATAACAAAGGGTTTAAAATCCCTAGCAAGTTAGAACCTTTTGTTTTGAAATTACGTAAAATAGAGCTTGAAGGAAAAACAAACCTAGAATTAATGAGAGAGTTAGGTTGTACTTTAGACGAACTTCAAAGCGCAATGTCTTGGTTAGGTGCTTTCAAACCAATGTCTATGGACGAAGAAGTAAACACTGGTAAAAGTAATAACGTAGCGGATGTTCGTTTAGGTGATATCCTGTCATCAGGGGAAACGCTAATAGATGATAAAGTTGCTTTACGAGATTTAATCGATAGATTACCGTCTAAAGAAAAGTATATCATTTCTAGACTATACTTTGATAAAGAAAAGCAAATTGATATCGCTAATGAAATGCGTGTAACAAAAGGAACTGTTAGAAACATTGAATTAGATGCAATACGTAATTTAAGACGTATGTTAGACGGCGATAGAGCTATTCCGTCTAGCAGACTACCGAAAGGTCCTAAAGGAGATAAAGAGACCGCTATCGAACTCCTTAAGTCAGGAGAACTTAAGCAAACAGAGATTAGCATTATGACAGGAGTACCTACAGGTACACTAAGCTTATGGGCTAGCAAAATAAGAAAAGGAGAAATTTAGAAAAAAGTGTTGCATTATAATAAATAGTGTGATAGAATTGAAGTAAGTTAAAGAGAGGAGGTACGAGATGTCGCAGAACATAAAGGAAGTTATCGTAGGCGTGCTAACTATCATCGGAGGATTAACAGTAGCTAACATTATTATTACGATTCTACCTTCTATTGCTATGTTTTTGTTTTATGCATTAATTGGGGGAATAGGTGCTTACGTAGCTTTACAAGTTAAAAAGAATAAGGATAACAAATAAGGAGGTGTGATTATGTACGTACAAACAGAGAATTTAATGGCAGAAGTAACTGAATTGTTTTATAATGCAAAGGAGAAGAAGTAATGGAAGAGTTTATCAAAAGTAAAATTAATAAGATTGATAGAGCACTAGCAAAGGTAGAGGTTCAATTATATACTGATAAAGATATTCAAGTTATGTTAGGTGAATTGGACAAAGTCGAACAATCTGTGTCAGATATGAAATGGTTCTTACGGGCAGAAATTAAGGGGGAGCAGGAATGAAACCATGGCAAGCGGACAAGCTGATTTGGTTAAGTGAACATGCGACGCAGGAAGAATATGAAAAGTATTGGGAAGTGGTACAAAATGAATGTGGGTATACAGATGAGCGTATGGGTACTCTAATCGGTTTCCGTTATGCAGTTAATGAAGCATTTAAGGAGGACTGAGGATGAGGTATAAAGCTAGGGTAGCGAAACACCGTAGACAACATGCAAAGGTAGCTCAACTAGAGTACGATAACTATATGTTAAAAGAAGAACTAAATATCACACAGGATGAGTTATATGACGCACTTAACGCACTCAGATTATGGTATAATGCAGACGAAACAAGTGAATTGACTGAGGCGTATGAGTTTACAAAATCATTTATGAAGAAACATGGGATTTATATTATAACCATTCCTTTCAAACCTAAGGAGGGTGAATGATGGATATTAGTTTTACAATACCGGACTTCTGGTTTGGTGTTTTAGTTACTGTAATTAGTGTTCCAATTATATGTTACTTTGGGGCAATATTACTTGTTATGTTAGTTTGGAGGAGGGGATAGGTTATGATGAAAGTATTTCAAGGTATTGTCACAGCTTTTGGAATTGCGTATATTGGGGTTATGTCAGTAGCATTCTTTACGGTTGCCACAACAGGGGCAGACGAGTCTGTACGAGGTACAGCGGTATGGTTAGGTGTATTCTCTCTAGTGTTGGCTATCTTATTAGCAGTACCTTATATCTATAAAGCGTTCAATGTAAATGGAAAGGACTGGTAAAAATGTTAAAGTTCATTGGTAGAGGTTCAGCGTTTAATACAAAGGAAGGGACAAACGCAGCTTACTTTGTTTGGGATGGTGAACTAATCATTATCGATTGTGGTACAGAGGTATTTAAGAGATTAAAAGAGTCCGGACTGTTACAGAAGTTCACAGATATTCGCGTCATTGTAACACATTTGCATGATGACCATGCAGGTTCCTTATCAAGTCTCATTCTATATAACTACTTCTGTATGGGTAATCAAACAGAGAAGAATATTATCGTATACTCACCTTATGACATTAAATTAAAAGACTTCTTAGACCGAACAGGGTGTACAACGAAGTATTATCGACCGCGAAACTTTGATAATCATATTACAATGGACTTTACGGAGCCAGAAGACTCTATCGAATTATCAGCAGTACCACAAAGACATGTAGAGGAGTTGTTGTCGTATGGATACATCTTCGACTTCAAAGGTCAATCAATCTATTATAGTGGCGACACTAATATGTTACATGAGTTTGTTAAGAAACCGAGCATTATCAACAAATTTACTCGCATCTATCAAGACACGTGCTGGCTACATTACGAAGGGAACGTACATTTATCGTTAACTAAACTAGTAGAAGCTGTACCAGATAGAGAGTTGCGCAGTCGTATCTATTGCATGCACCTTGATGAGGGAATGTTGTCTCATGAAGGAACAGTACGTAACTTAGGGTTTAAAGTTGTAGAGGTAGACCAAGTATTTAAATAGAATATAGAGGTGGATGAACGTGAAAATTGAGGAGAGACAAGCAGCGGTAACGGAAGTTGAGAGAATTTTAAGTAATATCAAAAGTACCGAAGAGTTTATTAAAGAGTATAAAGACATGCTTTATAATAATAGTGACGAGATTGACGTAATTGGATGTGCTCGATGGTTATTATCATTAAAAGAAGAACTTAAGGACCATTATTACGAACTAGAAAACTATCTAGAAAGTATCTATTAAGGGGGATTATTATGAGTAAGATGTTTATACCTGATAAGTTAAAGGTAGGGTTCCAGAAACGCAGCGATACCTATACAGGGAAACTGAGTTATATCACATATTATGATGAAAAAGGTATACTTCGCAAAGAAAACAGTTGGAAAGGGTGGATTCGCGAAGAACTAGGTATTATGGAACTAGAAAACAAACCTACATCAGGGTTCGTTATTAATAAGTCTGGTGGCGGTGTACCAAAATGGAGTGAACGTAAAGCGTTCGTTCGTGTCTGGCATCCAGAAGGTTTTGAGTTTGAGATTGGACTGGACAACCTTATGTTCATTCTAGCACACTGCGACATTATGAAAGGTAAAGGTATCCAAGGTGAGTTAGTATTAGCGTGGGAAGGAACGCAGCTGTATCTACTTCCAGTAGAGTCTGATGTGTATCAAACTATGACTGCATACTCAGATGTCATTAAAAAACTAGAGTTTGTTGCCCCTAAAGACCTTAAGATTGGATACACTTACTTTGACGTTAAGAAACAAGAGGAGTGGGTATTCTTAGGTAGATTTACAAAGTACTCTTATCCTAGCAACTCATCGTATGGATGGAAAACAGAAGAGCAGCGAAAGAAAAATGTATATGGTAGTAGAAATAAACATTATTTCTTCGCGCAAAAGTCTAGTTGGAAAAAAGAAGGATGGTGTATTGTATCTCGCTCTAATGTAAAAGAATTCTTTAGTCATGAAGCAGATTGGGGCTGTGTACAGGACTTCACTATTTTTGAAGACTTAATGAGTCGTAGTACCGAAGTGAGTGAAGTTAAAATTTGGGAACCTGAATATTATGAGTTAGACATTGATGAGATTATCAATAGTACGCTAACAAATGCAGGGTACCCGACAGACTCTTTCCCCTTCTATATTGAGGGTCCAGAATCTCTACGAAATTATTACAGAGTAGAGCGACACCATAATTATGGGTATAAATGGGACAAAAGAAACAACCCTGAGTTTACTTTCACAATTAATAAAATTCAAGGTTTAGGTGGATACGAGAATAATGGGAGAACACCTATGTTAAATGAAGAGTCACTGAGAGAACGTTTATCTAATGAGTACAAACCGTACATGTTATTAACTCGACATGCTTCCGGTAAACCTTTCAAAGTTTATGGAGGTAATAAGACAAGAAACAAAGCATTGGCTGATGAAGTAAATGCAAGAGATGACTATTAAACTTAAATCAAAAAGGAGAGAGTTATAATGACAATTCAAAACAAACAAGATGCTAAAATCGTAGGTATGCAGGTTAATATTAAAACAAAAATCTCTGCAATTGATATGACACTAGAAGAAACTCCTAAATTTAAGACTCCATGTCACTTAACATTATATGGAGAGAAGTTGAATTTCCATACATTATCGACAGACAAGCTTAAAGAAGTACAGGTTATGCTCAATATGCATCGAATGTCCGCGGAAGCACTAAACATCTCACTAACGTATAAGTTTAGTGGATTCTACATCATGGATTGGATGAGTGATATTGCAACAATCATTAATACTCGTAAACTAAAAAAAGAACGAGAAGAGCTAGAAAAGGCATTAGACGAAGTTGACACAATGTTATCTGAAGAAATGAAAGCGGACCGTAAACTTAGTGAAATCTCCGCTAAGTTAGGTATCTAATAGTAGTAGCTCCCTAGAAATCTAGGGGCTATTTTTTTTTATAAAAAAGTATTGCAATCTATTTTTATCCATGATAAGATAAAGACAAGTTAAGAGAACAACAAATTACTAGGAGGAATAAATCATGAAAGCACAACACATTTTTGATAGAGTGGACAAAACAAAAGGAAGCGGATGGCTATCCTTAAGTGAGATTGCTAGTGAATTTCAAATTTGGGAGGATTACATCCGCGAACCGGAAGATTGTCGCATCACATCTTATTGGTTAGCAAACTGGTATTGCACAGACACAATCGTAGGATTCCAAGTATACTTCTTTGATGATAAGCCAATGGCATTCTCAACACAAATGGGACGTAAGTGTAGTGTTAACTTCTACTGGGCTAGTCAAGAAGTCGCAGAAGAAGTACGAGAGTATATTAAATCTCTTATAGTAGAAGAAGAACCAGAAGTTGGTGTTGAGTTAATTGACTTTGAACAAGAGCTTGAAGAAACTTACCGTATTGATTTTAGTGGTCAGTTATTCGGGGTCAACCCGAAAGCTAAACATAAAGGAAGAGATGTCAAAATCATTGAACGAATAAAACATACAGATTTGGGTATTGACACAGACTTAATTATCGAGTATACTGATAACAACGAAAGAGCTCGAGTTAGTATTCGAGAATTGAAATTTAGTTACTTTTTAAAGGAGGAAGATGAAATTGAATCTACGAAGTAAATTTGTTGATGTAACACTGAAGTCTACAGTAATCATCACAACATTAGTTGTAGGGGTATATGCTTTTTCTAATAAAGGGGAAGCGGAACCTACACTAGTGGCGCACAATAGTGGAGAGTACAATACAGAAACTAATCATGAAAAAATACAAAAGGCAGAAAAGTTAATAGCTGAAGTAAATAACACAAAAGTATTTGAAGATGCGTTAAACGCGGATAGACAACCAGAATCTAAAAAGTATAATACTGAATGGATTGTTCCGGACGAGAACACAGTTCAGTTGTCAATTAACTTTAGAGCTGTTGAACGTATCGATGGTGTACCTGCTATCATTCACAAAGAGTATGCGGCTGCGGTAGCGAAAGATGTATCCTATGTGCTCGATGAGATGAATGACAGGTTTCATGGAGGTAAAGCACAAACACATGAGATTACATTGCAAATCTTAAATGAGACAGGAGATGTAATGGCAGAAATGGGGAATGGGGTGAAATGAGTACATTATACCCGATGAAAGCTATAGGATGTTCGCGGGAAGAAGCTATTATGTTTTGTGTACAGATGAATCGAATTACACAATTAGGTTTAAACGATAATTTCGAGGAATGGACAGATAGGGGGATTGTCCATTTGTACCAATACTTTAGAAATGTAAAAGAAAGGATGACAAGAGTATGAAACCTTACGAGACTTGGACCGACACAGAGAAAATCAACGAAACAATTAGATTATTATGCGTAATTTCTAGCAATACAGATTGTATTACGAATGTAGATTTCTTTTCTGATTTTGTATTAGCATTTGATATGTTAGCGACGAACAAACGTATTATCACTATTAACTTTCCGACCGAAGATACAATTAAGTTTATCGCTGTTGTCAAGAACAATGATGAGGAGGACAAGTAATGAGCGGACTACAATATTTTACTTGTACAATGACTGCGGAGATTACTAGAACAGTAGAAGCACAAGATGCAGCACACGCACTTGAGCTAGTGGATGAGAATGATATGATTTATGAGTTGAAGAACTATAAAACAGACTACGAGATGAGTGCAAAACCTTTGATGAGAGAATCTCAGTTTAACTTTCAAAATAAAATGCTCATCGCGCATAACATATTCGCTTACTTAGTAGATGACAAACCAGTAAAAGTTACAAGAGCTCAGTACGAATTCTTTAAAAGTGTGTATGACGCTATGGATGTAATTGTAAAGTTAAATGTTATGGAGCTTGAAAATGAAAATAAAGTAATTCTCTCACTAGGGAGGTATAAATAATGGTGTATATTGATTTGAAGGAAGATGGACAAGGTTCCTTTTTTAAAGACATCCATGAATTCATCGATAGCTTACCTTTAGACGCGCAAGAAGCTGTTAGGGAATTAGTAGAGAATGAGGTAGACAAAGAAGTAGCACCATACATTAATATGACGGGGGTAATGTTATAATGACAAAACTAGTAAATGCAGGACACGTAAACGCAATTATTGATATCTATGAAAAACTTCTATCTACGCCAGATTGGGAGTTTGAGGAGTGGGACAAGCTACGTGAGAAACTAAAAAACTCTATCTCACATATGGACAAGCACTCAGTAAATCTACCTTGTAACGCGAAAGAGTTGAAGATGTCTATAGAACCAGTAAGTAACATGGTGTCCTTTTTTGATGATTGGATTGAGGATGATACACGTAAAGGTGTAACGAGCCGAGAGGTGTTTCTAGATAAGTTAGCTGATGAAGTTAATGACCTACATGTTATTCATGTAAATAATATTCCGCGAGATGAGTTCTAATGAGTGAGATTATATTCAAAAAAGAAATTCCACAAGTACAAGGGATGAGTTATGTAGGAGTTACGAGAAAACCATTCGACTTCTATACAGGTATAAAATACAACGGATACATGATAAAGGAAAAGAAACATGTTGATAAAATAATAGAGTTGAGTGTGAAAGGTTATCATGCAGACTATATACTATATGCTTTCAGTTTATTCTGTGAAGAAGAAGTATATGGAGGAGGGGATTTAGGGTGACGTATAGAGATAGGATGTACCAACGCTGGGAGAACGAAGATGAGGCGTACTATAGACGACATGTATTAGACGAAACTGTTAAGTCATATGACATCGGAGGGGTGTTTGCATTAGTGCTTTCATCAGATGACAGCAATTTACAAGGTTACTATAAAAACCATACCACAGGGATGACATTCCAACTAGATTGTGATGGACTAACAAGAGGTAAGATTATTAGAATGATGTGGGATAAAGCGCGAGAAATTAAACCGGAGTTGGAGGGAGCAGTATGAAACAGCAGCAATTAGAACGTCAAGTTGAGGAGTTAGAGAACAAAGTAGCTCACTATGAAATGGTGTTGAAGAACATCGCTAGACGAGAGAAAAGTATAATGAGCGAGCAAGCAATTCGTAGATTCTCGGGATGGGCGGTTCTAACAAGAAGTAGATATGTAGAAGCTACACAAATTGCTAGAGATGTTCTTCATAAGTTTGGGGTTAAAGTTAGAAAGGGAGATAATATATGAAAAAGCTGTTGACTTTACTAGTTTTGTGTGCTACACTATTAATAGGTTGTGAGTCTGATAGCTACATCAGTACATTAGAGGGTGTTAAAGTTATAGATAAACAGTATGAACCTTCAAGAGCTAGATATAGCACGATTACAGTAGAAGGTAAAGATGTTAAACTAGACATCAAAGTTCCTGATGAAGTGTATCGAGGTATTCACACAGGAACGGTTATTACAATTAAATTTGATAACCGTAGCTTGTTAGCGCAGCATATTAAATACGAAGGAGAAAAGAAAAATGAAAAGTAATACAGGACAATTATACAAAGTTAAGACTTTATTAAAAATGTACGAGCTGGTAGATAATAATAAAGCTATTAGTGAAGATATGAAAGACCAGTTTACAGAGTATGATGTATATGAAAAAGTTAGAGAAACATCAGCAACGGTAACCGTTTGGCATGTGCAATTAGACCTATCAATGACAATGTCATTAAGTGAGTTCTACGCATCGTTTGAGCCATATAATAGTAAGGATGTAATTCTAAGACCTATCGTACCTCACTCAGATATCATGAAGTACCTTAAAGATAAACTAAATATGTACGAACTAGAATATAACACAGGTCTTTTAATGAAAGTCAGTCTAGATTCCTTTAACAATACGGATGATGACGTTTTAGTAAAAATACAGTATTCTAAGTGTGGATTCAAATTTAGAAAGTATGTACAAATTGTAAAAATGATGCCGAAAGAAGATATTCTCCGTATGTTTAACAATCCGATGTCACGATACATTAGTGATATGAATCTTTTTGACAGATTAACTGTTAACAAGAATGCTAGAGCACATAGATATGTACAGGATATGGGAAGTAAGTATGAAGGGTTAGTATACTTTTATGGTTACTCTACTACAGAGGGTAGTGCTAGAATACTAAGAGGTGATTTAGATAAAGATAAATTTGCTAGTGAACGTACATCGTTTATTATCGCAAACTTCTCAGATATCGATATCTTTATTCGAGACTACAAGTATATTAATGATGTTACAGAGAACTCATTAGAGTTTGTAAACGATTCACTAAGTACAGGAGAGGAAATGAGGAATATGTTTGATGTAGTTAACACAAAACATGAGGTTCTATATCCTAAGTCGGTAGGAGAAGGTCTGGTTATTACATTTAAATCCGGTACTGTACACATGTTAATCAATAACCTCTCATTAGTTAAAGGGGCGTCATTTAAAGTTATTGAGGTAGGAAAACGAGGCGACGTGGGTGTCTGGGGTGCTAGCTTTGAAAGTATGTCAGATTACTATAAGGGTCTTGATAGACTTCAGCTACAGATTTCTCGTATTGATAAGTTGAGTGAATTCTCTTTAGTAAATAAAGTATTGCTAAATCAGTAGATTCATGATACAATAAACTCATATTACTAGTAGCTTACTGGAACACTGACTAGACTCTGTTCTGGTGAGTTTGATAGTTAATTTTAAAAAATAGGGGGGCTAAGTATGAAAGATGTTTTAAAAGGTATCACAGAGGTTGAAGGGTTAGCAATTAACGAGCAAGAAGGTTATATTTTGAGTAGCTCTAGAGAAGGTGTAGGTACTATCATCTTAAATAAAGGGGAGGTTATCACCCATAACTGGAGTAACTATGACTCGTTTGTAAAATACGCGCAAAGCTATATCGAAAATGAAGAGATTGACGAAATGGTTGGAGGGGACTTCTCGTTTGTAGAAGTTAAACTAGTTTACTCTTATGAAAATTACTTTAAATTCCTTACAGAAAGAGGGGTCATTGTAGATGAGCAGTCCATTTAACCTTAATTGGGAACAAGCGGAATCTCTTTTGAAGCAAGGTTATAGTGTTGAACATGAGTCATTCGAAGGTAAACGTTACCTAGTCTACTATAGTCACAGTATGTTATGTACAGCGTTTGGTTACGGATACAGGGAGTATGAAGGTGAACCTGCGTTTCACGATACAATTGCAAGTATTGAAGATGTAGACAGTAGAGTGTTTAGTAGTGGCAAAGTTATTAAACTAGGGTACCAACCTAGTAGGTACATCCAGCGAGAAGGCTGGAGAAAACACGGATTATGGACTAAAAAGATATAAGGAGATGTTACTTATGGCAAGAGAATGGACAGGTTGGGATAAAGAAGAGGTAATCTACAGTGAACAAACTAATGAAAAGAATAAATTCACTGTTAAACGATGCTACAAAGGCGATAACGCGTCCTACGTATTAGAACCTATGTATTTGAGTAGGGAAGGTTGGAAGAATGGCAAAAGCAAGACTATAGGTGTTAAAGCGTTTGAGAAGATTCTTAGAGCTGTGGAGAACTCATTATGAGTATCCTACTAGCAATATTTGGACTAGCTGCACTGTATATTGTTGTACATCTGTACAGTAATAGTACACCAAACAAAACTAAAGATAGACGTCCGCCAGATAAATATTGTCATAGTGAAGGTATTCTGGATAAAGAAAGATTAGAAAAAACTAGGCGTGAAGCAAGAGAGTATTTAGCTAAAGAAAAATCGTTAAAGCATATCCAAAACTATCCGTTAACGTTAGAAAAACAAACAGCACGTACTCAAACAGGAGGTTATGGGTATAGCAACGATAGTAAAAGGGAAGAATTTATGCGTGAAGAGAAACGTAGAAAAGAATATAGGGATGATGTTATTGCGTCTACATCATTCTTCACATCACCGAACTTGTATACACCTAGTAGCTCACCAGAACACACAATCAATAGTGATAATAGCAACCATACCGTTAATCATTGTGAACATAGTAGCTCACCAGACGCAACATGTTCGTTTGACTAGTAGCTCACTGGAACGTATATCGAAAATGAAAAAAGGAAAAATAATAGTATACAAGAGTCTGACAATTTTGTCAGGCTTTTTTTATTTATTTTAAAAACCTTTTGAACCCTTGATATGACAGGGTTTATCGGTGTTTTGTAAATAGTTTCTTCCATTATAGGAAACATGAAAAGTTAGATAAAATAATAGTTGCATTTTTCTTGTATCATATGTTACGATATTTACAGAGTTAAACGAAAGGAGGTCGACAAGATGACAAGGGCGTATATAGTCGATAACAACGTTAGTTTCTTTATAAGGAAGATATACAGTTACGGTGATGTTTTCACCTACAATAATAAAGATTATCAAGTACTATACATAGATGGTGATACGATGTTCATTACTTGTATATCACACATACATCAAGGTAGAATTAAAAAAGTTTCGAAAAGTGTTGTACAAATAAGATATGTGTGATACAATGATTATAGGTTAATAAAACAACTAAACAGGAGGTCGTTATATATGACTAAAAAACCTACATTATACCGTGGTAAGACAAGCGTTGAAAGTCAACACCGTGCAGTTAGAAAGTTTAATAATAGTAATAGTAACTCTATGTTAAAAGAGTTGCGTAAAAGTAAGAAGGTGACAAAATAATGGATTGGAAATCACTCGATGATAAAACTTTCATTATGAAGGTTAAAGAGTTTGTTAAGGGGTATAACACCCCGAGAACTACTTTACAGGAAGTTGTTTCGTTTAATGAAACGCTAGATATAATTGATAGTGAGTACGAGAAACGATTTTATATGAGTTTCTATGATGCGTTTTACGAGTTATTAGACATTGATAATTAAAAAAATGGAGGTCGTTATATATGGTGACAATAGAAATGTTAAAAGAGAAACGCGAAGAATTACAAGACAAGTTAGAAGTATTATGGGATGGTTTCGACTATTCTCCAATCGCTTCGGAACGTGACGAGTACAAAATGGAGATTAGAAGTATTAAGGCTAAAATTGATAATATTGATAAAAAGCTAGATATGTTACAAGACAACTTTGATGAGTCTGCTTGGTATAGCTCAAGTGATGCGAGACTATATGAAACGGGGTTATCTCAAAATGACTTTATTAACTAATAATAGAAAACCGTTGCATGATTTGAATAACGTTGTTCACGAGCTAATACACTATGGATATATAGATGTCAATAGCTATAGTAACGTTACATCTATTCAAGTTAGGGACATTCTGGATATACTCGGGATTAAATATGAGGTCACAAGCGGTTTAATTCATGACATGTATCCATACACTAGAATTAAATTAGTTTAAAAGAAATTTAAACAAGGGGGTTTACAAAAATGAACCCCCTATGATACAATGATTACAGGTTAAGAAAACAAATAAAAAATATAAGGTGGTAGTTACGTATGAAACGTGCAGAGGTTAAAGAAATGAGCGATACAAAGTTAATGTTAGCTTTCCATCGTATTAGTGTACAAATGGTTAAAGATGAAATGGACGGTCGCGGGGTTAAAAAGGTAACACAAAAGGAGTTAGGTTGGATTATTAGCGAATTGGTAGGGCGTTATGATTTAAATGAAAATGAATTAATCGACGGAATTTGGTCATAAAAAAAGTGTTGCAAGATTAAAAGATACATGATACAATGATTACAGGTTAAGAAAACAAATACAAATTAAAGGATGGTAGATGAAAATGAAAAAAACTCCAGATTACAAATATTATGTTACTATGATTGATACTTTTATGAGCGGTTGGGGTGAATCTGAAGGGCGTAAAAACAAATTAGCTTTTGAATGTGAATCTTATAAAGAAGCGCAAATTGTGGCTGGAAATGGTACAGGTCGTGAAGAAATGAAATATGTATATATCTGTTCTAAGAAACCTAGACAAAAGAAAGGAGAATTACTACAGTTTAAAAATAAAGAAGATATGGAGGCGTTTTACACACCTAATAAATGGGGTGCGCCTTGGTAATAACTGTCTGGACAGTGACGAAAAGTCAAAGGGCATTAAGTCCAGAGCGTCCCGCCTAACAAGGGCGGGGGTTGCCACTAAAAAAAAGTGTTGACACTTTAAAAGGGCATATGTTAAGATATTTATAGGTTAAGAAAACAAATACAAATTAAAAGGATGGTAGATGAAAATGAAAAAAGTAGACAAGCTAACAGCGGCGATTGAAATGGTGAAAGGTTTAGAAGTTAAATGTGGCGGTTTAGAAGTTAATTGGTTAGAAAGTAAAGATGAGTGGGTTATCAACTACGGTGATGTTATCATCATGGATGAATTAACAGAAGAACAAGCATATGAGTGTCACGGAACATTAACACAGTATGAAGCACAAGGCATACAAGTTGAACTTAAAGAATATAATTACGATTACGCTATGGAAAACAATAAAGGTGAGTCATTTACGGAAATTGCTCTAGAAAGAATGGTTATAGATAACTGGGGCTCTGATTTTGAAACGGTTGCATTTGAGGTGGCGGATGGAGTGACACCTTTTGCGAATTATGAAATATGGGAAGTGGCGTCTAACAACTATGAATCAATTGAAGAAAACATTGAAGAAGGTTTAATTGTTATTGATGGGGAACTAAATAAAAACTTTATGGCGAGTATAGCATACACGTTAACCCGTTCTATAGAACAAAATAAAGAGGAAATTTTATATAACTACATTGCATATCGTGTCAATGAGATGTTGGTAAAAAAACGTGTAACGGATGAGAACATTATTGAATATCTAGAGGAAGAAATTGAAAATTATGCAGATGAGGCAGAAAATAGTTATAATGAATTCAACTATTTAGATGACGAACTATTCGAGCAATTGGAAGAATTTATTGATTCGTATTTATCAGCAAAAGAAATGGAACAACCTCTCGACAATCAAGATTATGAAAATATTGGAGATGTAACGGTAACTGAAGGCGCAATGTTCATCAAAAAAGATGAAGACACAGACAATAGTTATTATGTAGAACGTGTATCGGGCAACGAATTTGAAGGATTCTATTTAGATAGTATGTACATCGATTTAAATGACGGTTGGATTGATTGGTATAGTGTCAACGATTATGCGGGAATTAGTATGGACGCGGAACCTTATGAAAGAATCACCGCGTTACTTGGATACGATGGTATCGAAAACTTTAACCCATCGACGACAGAGTGTAAAACAGCGGTTGACTTATGCGGGGCATTGCGTGAATCTGGTGTAAATGTGGTTTGGAGTGCAGAGCATAACGAAATCCAATTTTAACAGGGGGAAATCGTAATGAAAAGAGATAAAATACAAGATTTACAAACAGCTAAAGAAATTAAACAGGGGATGCGTGAAATTTGTCAGGCGTTCCCGTTTGTACCACCGCACGAAGTTAAGAACATCGTTAGACGTGTAAGACAGTTTGAAAGAGTTGTTACAATTCACATTAGCATAATCATAAACAATGGTGATTATAATATCGCTATAGAGCTTCTAAAGGGGTTAAATGAGATGATACAGCTTGTCGAGGGTTCTCGGGAATGGGATGAGCTATCACCGCAGGAAGTGGAAAATAATATTAGAAGTTTATATAATATTTAAAATAGGGGGTTGTCACCCCCTCATATATATGTTAAGATATTTATAGGTTGATAAAACAAATATATATATAGGGTGGTAGTTAAATATGAACATCACAGAAGGTTCAAAAGTTCAAGTTATAACAATTATGGGTTATAAATTCACTGGTACGGTTACAACTAGTATATCAAGTCGCACAATTTGGGTAATCAATGACTATGAAGGGACAATGCATGTCGTTGACCTTAAGGACGACAAAGTAACTTTAATAGAGGGCGGTTACTAATATGTGTCAAGTCGTCTCCTTCACAAACTATAAAGCGCACGGGGCGGTGATTGATGATAGATTCGTATATCACTGTGCAAACGGGGAATGTCATGCGGTTGCCTATCATGGGGAACCTATTGAATGTCCGGAGTGTGGCTGTAATTTAGTAGTAGAAACCTTTATAACGGATGAGGGTGTCAGTGAAAGTTATAAGGTCGTATAAAAAAGTACTTGCAACTAGAAAATACATATGATACAATGATTACAGGTTAAGAAATACAAATACTTATAAGGTGGTAGTTAAATATGAAAAATACTAATGATGGTTTACAAGTGGTTCAAGAATGCGTAATGTTTGATTGTAATTATAGTACTTGTGATGATATCCGAGTTGTAAAGGATTCAAACAATAATGTTACTGTTGCAATTCGTGTGGACAATGGAAACACAATGTCGACACCTAGCGTTAACTTAACACCAGCGGAAATTGTACTATTTAAAGAAACATTAGTCAAGTTCTTAGAAATATTGGATGAGGACAAGCACCCATATACTTCTAATGCTGTTGTTATCTGTCCGGAGTCTAACAATACAAGGTTTACGGTTTCTTTACATCATAAAGATTACGAAATAATGTTTGATATGTACGGCGATTCTATATTTTTAGATGCATTCCAAGTGCAGGACATTATAAACCTGTTAAACAAAGACTTGAAACATGTGCATATCTCAGAGCGTGTTATAGGGGGTAACAAGTAATGATTACTAAATTACGCGTTAATAACATTACACGAGTTATAGAAGCGATTCAAGAGGCTAACAACCTTGTTAAACTTGGTGAACTTACTAAAATAAAATCTACTCAGATGATAGCGGACACGTACAATGTTAAAATGTCTCTAGTTAGTGAGTTATGGGAAGAAATATATAAAGGGGGTGAATAACGATGAGCATGAGAGGTAGTTTAAAAATCGCGGTTTATATCGGTATCGGTTTTGCATTATTACACTTATATTCTCATTTAATTGTAAATTATGCGCTTTAATTTAAATAAGGGCTTGTCAGCCCTTTATACATATGATACAATGATTACAGGTTAAGAAAACAAGTTAAACAGGAGGTAGTTAAATATGACTATGACAGATAGAATTCAAAAAGGTGAAGAATTAGTAATAATCAATACAAACTCATTCAATCGTAAATTCAAAAAGGTAATGTATGAGACTGTTATTGTTACAGATGTGTCGGAAATCGAAAGCGGGGTTGTTGAATGTATGTACAACGGGGTTCGCTTTGCAGATGAATTGCAGAATAAGCTTATATTGCCGCTACTTATATTAAAACGTAAAAATCAATTGAATGATGATGAATATGATATGTTCGTATCGGTCAATAAAGGTAAGTTAATGGAAAGTAAGTCTAAAGAAATCGCACTAACTGCTTTTAATGAGCAGATTAAAAGAAAAGAAATTAATACAAAATGGATTATTGAAATGATTAACACAATCGCAGGATTATACAATCTTGATAAAGAAGAACTAGGACAAAGGACATATAATAACATGCATGGTTTAATTATGGAAGCTGTAGCAAAACAAAATAAACAGGGGGTTAACTAATATGTATACATTAAATGATGAATTAATTAAAGGGCAAGATTGGTTTGAAGATGCTGTTGAGATGTTAAACGAAGGTATCGCGGTAACAGTAGAAGTTAATAACTATGCTTATGACATTGATTTAGCCGAAAATTACATCGGTGGTGAAGGCTCTGACAGTGATGAGTTTATAAGTGAAGTACTAGGAAATGTTACTTATGTTGGTGCTGAGAATGTTATTTTGAAAACTGTTGATTATCTATTAAATGGTAATCGTATCGAAGAAATTTATATCACATTCTAATAAATAGGGGCTTGTCAGCCCCTTATACATATGATACAATGAAGTCAGTTAAAAAATACAAATACATAAAAGGTGGTAGTTAAATATGAAATACGCTGGTTTAGATGATTATAAGTTTGTAATGATTGATGCTAGTCAGGTTATTTATGGAATTAATTTAACATACAAAGAAGATAGTCCTCTTGTATGGTTCGAAGTTAAATGTACATTATTAGGGGCTTATTGCTTTACAGGTAATGGAGATACAAAGTCAGTATTGACATTACCACATAACTTTAAAAATGAGGATATCGATATACAAGACGTTCAATTTTTATCTTGGTTCGCACAGTCAGAAAGTTTGGATTCTTTCTTTGAAAATTTGAAAATGTCTAAGCTGTCAAACTCAGATTTAACGAAATTAGAAATACTTATCGAGAATCATAATGAAATTATAAAATAAAGTGTTGCAAGATTAAAAGATAAATGATACAATGATTACAGGTTAAGAAAACAAATACAAAATATAAGGTGGTAGTTAAAAATGGCTAACGTATACGGTAAAACAGAATTTTCTGGAGAACTTTACGCAATCAATGAAGAAGAAACAATGATTTATAAGTTAGAAAGTTTTAATCAAATGAGTATGAGCAAAGATTTTGGATTGTCGGTTGATATGGAGCTTATCGCGGGTTACGACTATGTTTCCCCTGATTATAATAACCGTATGGGATGGGTAAGTAAAGAAGGTTTTGTTGATGACTCACACAACGAAACGTTTACATTCTATCCGATGGTAGAAACGTTGAAAGAGGCTCTTGAGGAAGCGGGATTCAAACCACTATCGACTATAGAGGGAATTAAAGTACATCCTTTCGGAGGTGAAGGCAATGAATAACCAAAACAACATAAGTGACTTAGAAACGCAATATACCAAGTATCAAAATGAGCTTAGAAAACTGGAGGCGTCGGAGGATTTTAACGGCACTAAGTACAGAAACCTTATGAAGACGGTTGGTAAAATGGAAGCAATTAACGACATGATTGTAAAATATGGAGGTGCGCGCATTGTCTAGTCTAACAAACGGTGACGGTTGGCAGTACTCAAACGAGAACTTCTGGAAAAACACACTAGTCGTAAGATGGAATGTTTATTGGTCTGGATGGATAGATGAACAGTTTTTGGAGTATGACCCTATTGAGTTTTTAAAAGTACCAGTTAAATATAAATGTTGGGGTAAAGGGGTAGAGGAAAATGACAAAACTGATTGCTTTCGATACTGAGACGAATGGTTTTATGGGTGGCGGTTTGCCGGACGGGGCACTTACTGAATGTTACGGAAAGGCTGCACAATTCACCGAGATGTACGCAGGGTTTTACCACTCTATACAAGATATTGTCTATAATGGTGATTTAATATCTTATGATTATACAGACGCAGAAACTAGAATATTAGCTTCATATAGTGGTGTAGGTGTTTCTAAAATCATACTAGACGAACAAGAGCACCTTAATAGCTACATCGGATGGTTAACAAAAGAGTATTATTGGTGTAACATGATGTTTGGATGTAGTCCGTGTGATTTATCCAAGATTTATAGAGAACTAGAATTTAACACAATCATTACTATGTTAGGAAACACAAATTATTATAAAGGGTGGGCTAAATAATGTCAGATGTAATTTTAAATGATGCTGAGAAAATGGACAAGGTTCTTTTTGTAAGTGATTTACTTAAATCTTTTCAACGTATTCAAAAAGATAAACAATTTCGAGTATGGTATGCAACAGGAAAGAGTGAAGGTGAAGCGTTTGACTTTGTAGACGGTACAATACAACGTACGCTTAATGGTTCTGTAGAAATCTACACAGGGTTTGGAATGTCAACTACAATCGGATATAGCTCGATTAAACAAATTGTTTACATTGATACAGGAGCGTCATACGACTTAAGTAACACCATCTTTAAACATGAGGTAAAAATACAAGATACATCTATCTTTAAGTACCTGTATGACGTTAAAAAAAGAGAACAGGTTATCACGGTTACTGCTAAAGATAAGGATTACAACCGTATAAGCATCGTTACAGGAAAGATTGATAGTTTAAATAAGGCAACTTGTTGTGTAGTCGTTAGACACAATGAAGACAACAGTATGTTAACTACTATGCATTTTAGTGAAATTATGGGTGTTCAAGAGCGCGGCGGCGATGAGT